AAGAACGACAAATCGTTAAACTTTGAGTACTTAAAGGTATCAAAACCAATCTGTATCTCGTCGTCATAGAAAATGATGGGAGTGCCATCAGACAGCGTATACATCTTACCAATGATGTACGGAAGATTATAAGTCTTCTTATACTTCTTGTAGTTGGCAAGGAAGGTAGCAGCCTTAGTGAAATCGTCACTAGCCTTCAGTGTGCTACCGGTAAGGATAATAGGATCGTTACCGATCAAGGCGTCAATCAGATCGTCGTTCTTCTTATTATTATAGTCGAACAGATACGAATTCTTCTTGATTATATCAGCAGTAATAATGTTATCGAGAATCGAAGAATAATCTGTGGTATTGTTGCCCAGAAAAATCCCGTTACTACTGTTATTGCTATTATTCTTAGTATAGAAATTAAAAGTCTTTGTCATAATTTTCAGCCTATTTTTAGTTAATACTCCGTCCGGTGCATTAACTTTCGATCAGATTGTTGTACATCAGGTCATTCTCGAATTCAAGAATACAAGGTTTACCGGCATCTCTATTTTTGAGCATATGAATATATACCTTGTTGTTAGTAGGTAGGCGATTAGGGCCATATTCCTGAATGTTCAATATCTCTGGTCTATGTAATACAAGCACATAATCGCTTGCTTGAAATATCGCATCGGACGATGATAAATCACTTCTCATTGGGTAATGACTCAATGGGTTGTTTATCCTTTCTGAGGCTTCGATATTTCTATTCATCTGAGCAATCTGTATGACCGATGTAAATGGTAATTTCTTTATTTGGATGAATACTCTTTCGAGTTCACTTATCGTCTCGATTACTGAACCTATTTGTTTAGTCAGTAAAGCGTGGTCATAGATTACTATAAAATGTTTACCAGTACCTTTTACGTATTGGTTGTAGAAAGATCTTATTATTTGTTCTACTTGCATAGGAGTTCCAGGATCATCTACAAAATAGATTGGATACTTCTTTAGCTGATTAGATACTGCGATGACTCTTCTGAAGGTATCGTCATCCAGGCTCATTTCTGAGCTATACAAAGTGGAAGTTGTTTTCCTAAGTTTATTGGAAAGCGTTCTTCCTACTTGCCTAAATCCAACCATTTCTAATGAAAAAGTAAGAATAATAATATCCTCTTCAGGATTAAGATCAATTAAATCAGTTTGGATCAAGTTCGCAAACGAACTTTTACCACTTCCAGATATGCCAGCTATGGTCATAACGATATTGGGTTCAATACCTCCCATACACTGCCTATTGAACTTCTCCCATCTAGTCTTTAAAGACACAATATTGCGATCTTTTCGGCCCGCTATATAATTTATAGCTTCTTGAGCGACTTCGCTCATAGGTCGTACATTAAATGAGTTCTGTTCCATAGGATTGATTGGCTTTTAGCTCTGTATCTTGCATTTCCTCTTCAGAGACTTCCCATTGGTTCCGACTTAGCCAGTTCCACATCGTCATCATGTAACTTATCTTTCCTTCTCTCATCTTTTTACTGATTTCAAATTCAAGACATTTTATAATGTGTTCTGCCATAGCAGAACTATTTCCAACTTTTGTGTTGAATAAATGACGACATTTATTTACGTTTGCTCTGAGATAACTTTTAGAGCCATCTGGCCGCATAACATAAACTGGGTACATATCATAGAAAAGATCAAAATATGATTTTTCTAGAGAGATTGCACCTCTCAGCTTTTCCGTTGCTTGATATGTAATTGAATTCCCTCTCTCGATCGAGGTTATAAGTCCCTGTTGAACTAAGTATTGTATTTCGTCGTCGCTGGTTAGGCTGACAATCTTGCGGACGTCTTGATATTTTGGTTGATTCTTATCCAATACAATACTTAGGAAGAGTAGCTGATTTGCATTGATTTGTACTCCTATATCTAGGAGTTTGGTGTTTACTTCAATAATCATCTCACTGACTCTAGGTTCTCAAGCTGTTACTAAAATAATTCTAATTGTTGGTCAGTAAAGTCATGAATTATTTTCATAGCTTCACTGATATAGTAGCGATAGTTGATCTTTCGATCTTCTATCGGAAGATCATCAAACTTATTCAGGATTGTTACTCCCGATTTCGTTAGCATATTGGTTCTTTCTCTATCGCTGCCTGGATCGGTCTTGTATAGAAAATAACCGTTTGTACTTGCATAAAATCTGTTAATTCTTTGTGTTGGTTCTTCACCATAGAAAACTTGGAATTTCTTATCTACTGCTTGTGACATTAGAAAGTCTTTTATATCCTTATCTTCTATAACAGTCTTTTCTACAGGTACATGTTGAGTAAAGTATGCTATTACTGCTTTTGGTATTACTACCGGAGCTAAACCTTTGCCTAACTTGGTCTTGGTTATAAACATACCTTTCTCCTCTATCTCTCCGTCTTTCAAGACACCAAAGTAGTCATTGATAGCGTATTGATAGAATGCTTCATACTCGTTAGACTCGAATTCAAGTCGCGTGATTCGTTCCACTTCAGAGATGGCTTCCTGAATTCCTTCTCTAAGCGTGTTTTTAGCTTTATAGACAACGCCATCTGTGTTGACCTGAATGATTTCACATCCGAGATCTAAAAGCCTGTCTACGAGCATTAAAAGGATCAATTGACCGTTTATTCTGATCTTAAAAACATTGAACGGATCATACATCCAACTGACCTCCTGTTGCATCTTGCCGGTAGGAGAGTTAAGCACGATCTTTAGAAACATATTCTTAACTTTCTGTCCTGTATGTTTTGCTTCTAAACGCTCGGCTTTAAGCCCAGCAAACAAGTCGCAAAATAGTTTTCCCAAATGTCGAGGACCCCATTGATACTCTATTAATAGAGAAGGGTACATGGACGCCACATCCGCGTGCCCAATGAACTCGTCTTCACCTGGATGGAATATCTTAGGAGTATGTATAGAATGAATTCCACCAACTCCAACTGAATATACCACGTTCGAGATAACAAACTTATTCTCGTAGCCTTTGCGCTCTTTTGAGTACACGATCTGTTTCTTCATGTCCTCAAGAACGTCTTGTAACTTTGGGTTTTTATATCGTATAAATGGCAAAATAACGTCCTTTAGAGGGATATAATCCATCGGAGAACGCATTTCCTTTATTACATTTTTAGGAATACCTGACTTCTCGGAGTATTTCTCCAATAGAAAGGTCTCTGCCATTTTCACACTGTCCATAGATAGACAGTCGATACCGTGTTCTTGTTCTATAAACAACCTTAACTCAACTTGGTCTTTCAACCGGTTTAATAACTCAGTAGTTGACTCAACGTCATTTATATTATATGCAATCATTTCGTCAATTTTGTCTGACGGTAGAGGCTGATCAAAGTCTCCGTCATACTCTTGCACGTTTTTATAGTGCATAGTTACTTGCATGGTTTTTAAGCCTACTCGTAGCTTTTGACTAAATTGCATGGTGAGAAGGTCCATCGACTTGAAGTAATGTGCATACTTCCATCGTTTAAGCTTCTCTCTGCTCCCTTCTTCGTCTTTCACGATGTACGATGAAAGATTAAAAAGAGACTGACAGATCTTCCAATAAGGTAGGCCTGTCAGTTTATCTTTGTAATCTATGATATAGTTTATTATAACATCATCATAATGGTGGTTATTATAACCAACAAAGATTTTGTTATCATTCTCTGTGAACAACGTGATTAGCTCTTCAATGTCGTTCCTTCGTTCAGAGATTTCAATGCATAGTCGCATCTTATATTCTGTATCATATATTACAGCGTGAAATACGTTTGGGAAGATTTCTACGTCAAAAACGCAGGCTCTATCACTTCGTATCCACATGACTCTAAGGTTCTTTAGTTAATACTAGTGGAGAGTGCGGGAGTCAAACCCGCTTGGAGCTACCCATTATCAACGTTTGATTACTCAATGTCCAAGTAACCTTACTCCCCGAAACTCAGTTACGTGTAGTGTAATCCCATTCTCGAAGACCTTTCTGGATTTACATCGTGCTTTAATCTCTTTAAGCGATTCTTTTCATACACTACAGAGGCTTTACTGAGCATTATTTGATATCCTATAAAATAGCATTGCTACAAAACTTAGGGAAATTCCAACGTATCTGCATACACTGTACAAATCAAAGATTTGCTGTCCGTTGGTAGTTTTGAACACAGTAGATTCGTGTGGGAGGCAGGGATTCGGACCCTGCATAGGTTACGCTGTTTGTCGCATGCCTATTACCATACTCCCTAGCTGGCTTATGCAGCTTTTTTGAAGTTGTGTGACTTTTTAATATCCTTCAAAGTCTTTACACTACCTCGTTTGGCGTTTATCAAGGGACGCTTCTGGTCGCCTCGATGATTTTTTAGATCGCAGTCCATAATAGTAGGATCTTTATCCATCGCTACCTGAGCTGCTTTTGTTGCATCTTTGTAGAGCTGATCTGACTCCTTTAAGTTGGGATAAGTAACATCATGACCTTTCTGGTCTATGTCTTTTATCTCAGCCACAGTATGTCCTATCATCTTGCGATTCTCTTTGTCTACTCGATTGCCTACAACATGCAGTTTGTCATACACAGAGACGACGAAGTCTCTGATACGTTCTATCGCTAAGTCACGTTTTGCTTTCCAAGGTATTACATATTCTTGCTCAAAAATGTCTGGTGGATTTTGGTCTTGTTTAACCGGACATGGGTTCTTTTTCTCCCATTTAGCAAGCTTATGCTGTACAACCTGTTCCATAAACCACGCTTTTCCTTTTGGACGAAATATATGGTCTGGAAATTGAGCATAATCAGAATCATGAGATATAATCTTTCTTATATCTCTACTACCTTTGTTGTAATACTTCTT